CAAGCAAAAATCTATCCGAAAAATCAAAAATGTATCCGAAAATTAAAATCTGCGAAGGTACGGGGTCATTTTGCGAGGGTTCTGCGAGGGTTCTGCGAAGGCTAGAAACCGCATATTTACTGACTTGCGAAGGTTGCGAGGGGTAAATCAAAAAAACAAAAATATTTTTGTCCTTGGGTACAAAATTCACTGTATACCTTCGCAGAGTTGTATTATAAGAAATCATGCCTAGGAAAAGAAGAAAAGCTGTTGCCTCAATAACTCCCGACATACCTTATCCGAGAGTCCGAGTGGAGTGGATCGACTGCGTGAGCGATTCGGGCTGGGCTACTGACAAAGAGTTTGACAGAATGAAATTAGCAAGACCTGTTAATGAGGGTTGGTTGTATTCTAGAGATAAAAAATCAATTAAATTATTTGCGTCTTACGATAGAGAGGATGATGGTAGTTTTAGTTTTGGGGATCGGACGATGATTCCTCGGGCTTGGGTAAAGAAGATTCAGAAGTTGTAGATGGAGGAGTTACGTTTATTAACTGTCCGTAATCGTCTATTATCTGTTTCATTTTTGCTTCTAACTCTTGTTCTGATAGGTCCTCTAATTTACCTGTTTTTATTATCTTCCTATCTATGTATAATCCTGCTGCTTTTCCTCTGTTTGCTTCCGCGTTCACTGCTGAAGAGAATGATCCTTTTTTTAAAGCAGCTTCTCTAAGTCTTGCAAGTTCTGCTACGTGGCCTTCATAAGTCACTTCATGTTTTCGTAATCTTTCTTCTCTTAACTCACCAATATATTTAACCACAAGTGGAGATAGTTTTGGATTACATAATTCAGATCCCTCTTGTCTTGCACGTTTAGGTGAATATCCTGCTTTGACAGCAGCCTCAGTCTGTGTCAATGGTCCTGTTTCATCACCGAATACTAAAAACTCAGCGAATCTCATTTGCATTTCTGTTAATCTTTTTGGTACTCCCATATTGACAATTTAAGGTAACATTGTTATAAAGTCAATATGAAAGATGACAGGGGTCCATTAGATTTAACAAAACAAATAGATGACTTAAAACTTACCATAAAGTTTTATCAAGATTTGTTAAAAGATTCACAAAGACAAATCTATTATTGGAAGAAATTTTCATATGAAAATGAGAGTTGTAAAAATCTCTTGCAAGGTTATCAAAAAGTGATAGAGCGTTTAACAGCCAAGTTAAGACGAAAAGATTCATGAGAGTACAAGACTTGCAAACCTTCTTAGGTAGTTTTACAAAAGGTAGCGACGCAGTTAAGAACGCTGTCATCTTTGTAGAAATAAAAGGAAAGTTACATGAAATTAGACGAATGGAAGTTCATGAAAACACCATGCCAATTATAGGTCATCCAGGTCATAGTGCACATCGTTTAGTATTAAAAACTGAAAGGGCCTCGAAGCTTATCTTGCCAGATAAACTTCAAAAGGATTATTAATGATATATGTTACTGAAAGTGAAAGACCAACTAATTTTTTTAGTCCGTCTTATAAATATTTTATATATGAAAATAATTTAGATATAAACTCAGATAACCTCAAAGATTATATTTTAAGTGTAGAGAAAGATATTATTAAAAATTCAGAACCTCAAGGAGATGGTCTAACAGGATTGGGTGATCAAAGTCTAACCAGTCGTCACATGTCTTTTAATTTATTTGACATGGAAGAAACTAAATATCTAACTAATCATATTAAACATAACTATCTTTCTTTTTTAAAAGAATTGAACATACCCATACCTGATAAGACTTATGGTAAATGTTGGGCAAACGTTATGAGAGAGGGTGAGCAAATCAAAAGACATCGACACGAAGGTCGATCATCATCTTATTTAAGTGGTCATCTTTGTGTAGAAACAAACAAAACTAAAACTTATTACGTTAATCCTTTTGATGACACACTACTTATATCTGAAAATAAACCAGGTAAAATTACTTTGTTTCCCTCTTGGATAGAGCACTATACAGACACTACATCATCATTAAGAATAACCATAGCTTTTGATTTAGTTTTAATTAAAGCAACAAATGCTAACTGGACACTAATTTAAAATGAATGACGATGTTACTTTAAAAAACGTATGGGACCAGAGCGTAAATTATATCAAAAAATTAAGAAATCTTTCGATAGTTTTTCGCTTATTCGACTTGAAAATAATAGCTTACTTGGGACTCCTGATCTATTGGTCTGCAATGCTAGGGGCCACTTTTTTACAATAGAGTTAAAAGTTACGAAGGGTAACAAGATTAAATTTTCTCCACACCAAATTGCCTTTCATGTTAAGCATCCACACAACACATTCATCCTCGTAGAGGCCCTCGGTCCAGGCACCGTGAAACTTTTCCGTGGTTCAAGAATCATGGAGCTTGTTGCTTGTGGCTTTAAGCTTGAAGCTTGTTGCTTGGGGCTTAATGCTTGTCGCTTGATGCTTCAGGAGCTTGGCGCTTGAGGCTTGCTGCTTGTTGCTTGGGGCCCGGACCAGTCGAACGCTGGGCTAACTCCGTCGAGTTGCTACACGAGCTAATTGACTGATCCAGTTTATTACGTAGCTTTCGTAATTCTTTATAATACTTTGGATGTCGAAACATTTCAATGTTTACCGTATTTAATAGTTTTGATTGAAGGGTCCCAGCATGCCCGGCAGTCTCTGCATTCGTTGTCTTGTTGAGCTGCGGGACACGTCGCGCCAGCTGTAACAACTTCTGAAGAGTTGGGCCACGACTGAGGCGCCCGCTGGTCTACCATGGGCGCACTGAATCGTATGACTAAATTGTTGGGCTTGCTGTCGAGATGGTCCTTGATCCATGCCTCACGGGTCGGTAACCAATGACGCTTTGCTGGCGTCAGTCTACAGACTTCATAAATCTTTTTAAGGTGATCCAAATCCTGGACGTCTCCTGAGTCATGCCAGCGAAACACGTCGGGCTTCTTGCTGTTGATCAGGTGAGCCATTGCCTGGACCCAGTCCGGTCGCTTGATGGCTGCCAGCCTTCGATACTGTGCATCCTGCACAACTTTAAAAACATAACAACCTTTGAGAGCGTAACAGTCGAAGCACACGCTGCCCTCCTTCTTTTGAAGAAGGCCGCCAGTCTTGCATTCTTTGGCAGGTAAACCTATTGACCAGCCAGGCATCTTTGACGGTTTGCTAAGACTGCCTCCTATAATTTTTAATGCTTCTTTGGTTTGCATATGTCCTTTATAATCCTATAATGCTTTCTTGTCAAGCTTGCGGCTTGTTGCTTGCAGCTTGCGGCTTGTTGCTTGTAGCCGTTGGCCTCGAGCCAGCGCCAGTGATTAATTAATATCACCGGGTTGCCAATTCTTCTTGTCATAATTCCTTTCTGGACCAGCGGTGCTTAACCTGTTTTTAACAATGCATCCACCACTGATCCCAGGTCCATTGTTCTCTAGAATTTCTTCCACCCGTAATTACTGGGGCACAATAGACCAGGGATCAGTTCTAGTTGTGCAAGATGTAGGGTGACAGCCCTTTATAACACACAACCAGAAGTTGTCCCGATTAGTCACCTTTTTAAACGTTAGGCCGATCTGTCGTTTTTAAGTATCTGAATAATACACCATTTAAAAATTAGTTAAATCTAAATACAATATAATCCTTGACTATCCTATTGTCAAGTGGTAAAAATAAATTATTAACAGAAAGGTAAAAAATATGACTACAAAAAAGATAACACTTAACGCAGATAAGCGAAAAGTGATTGCAGATCAGTTTCAATCTTTTTATGAAGATAAGGTAAAAGATAAATTGATTAATGCAAAAGAACAATACAACGCTATGAGAGAAAAAGCAAAAGTCGCTATTGAAAGAGTTGTAAGGTTTCATCAACCACAGGAAGATGTTGACACAATTAGAAGAATGATAAAAAAATATAGTGGTAGTGGTGGCGAATTATACAATGATAATTGTTTTAATATCACAATGCCAATAACTAAAGTTGATGATGAGGGTAAAGAGTATCAAGCAGATGATGAACTCAATGTAAAATTTTACATGGGTAAAAAGTTTGCAAGAGCATATTACCGAGATGAATTAAAATCAAAGGGACTAAACCCAGATTATCATTTATCAATCAATGATGACTACTCAAAAAGAAATCCAAAGTATTACAATGATGAGAGTGCAGTTAATACTTATTTGGGTTTTAGCAATTCATCTAACGAGGATAAATCTATAACTAAACCTGTTGCAAAGTGGGAAGAAGATTTTAGACTTTGGGTAATTGGAACATCTTATTGCAGATCAAGAATGTTTAAAGTTGATGAGAGTACCATGAACTTTTTTAAGATGTATCGTGCTAGTGCTGACAATGTAATTAAAGAGCATGAACAAATGTATAGTTATGTTGAGGGCAAAATGAAAAAGGTAAGATTAGGTTTAAAATCTTATAGGACTTTTGATCAGGCAAAAGCACTTGCAGATAAAGTTGGCGTTGTTTTAAATGAAACAATGTTAAATGAAAGTTCTAGTTTAGCACTTTCAATTTATTCCCCTGATAATCTTGCAAGTTTATTAGAGGATAAAGTTGAACCAACAAAAGCAGAAAAAATCGCAATAGCAAAAAAACTATTACAACAATCAGTAAATAGTTTAAATTAACTATTGACAACCCTATCCTACTTATTGTAGGATAGGGCAGAAAGGATAATTAAATATGACTAAAACATTTTATATAACTTACTATTCAAACAAAGATAAAAAGCACATCACAAGACAGGGCAAACATGACGAAAAATCTAGATATGGAACATCAAAAAAAGGTGTTGCGTATTATGTCTATTATGATCTAGACGCACATGGATATAGAACAGCAACAACAAGTTGGAAAGTGAGGCATTAATGAAATTACTTTTATTATTATTAGGTGTAATCATGGCACAAGTAAGTCTGATTATTGCGTTTCATACATCACATTTAATTGTGTCAGTGCTATTATTGTTTTTAAGTATAACGATGATATTTGAGGGATTGCCAAATCATGAGTGATTATATCTGGTGCCATGGTCCGAAATGCCATACACATAAAACACAGGACAGGATACGAGGGGTCAAAGGCTCAAAGGTTTTAAGGACCAGAAAGATAAAACAAAACGTATGGAACGCGAATAATTATTTTTCACACTTTTGTAGTCAAGGTTGTTGGACCGATTTTATGTATGCACATTGGGACGAGTTTATCAGACTACACCCACGAACCGAGTGCCTTGAAACACCAATCAATGTAGCTAAAGAAACAGTTGAAACTAGATATTGGGGTAAAAGAGTTGTAACACAAATAAAACCTATTGACAATAATCCCAATCCATCCT